ATGAGAGTGCCAACTTCCGATTGCTGGAAGAGAATCTGAACTACCGGGCGGCAACGCTGCTCAAACTATTTCCCAGAACGCCACGGCGCACCTGGGGCTTTACGCCTGAAGAGGCTGCCGCATATGAACGCCAACCGAAAAGAATTGCAAACCGCATTTACAGCAACCGCATGGGCAATCGGGACGAGGCTTCTGGTGATGGGTATCGTTTTCGTGGTCGTGGCTGCATCCAGTTGACAGGATCTGCAAATTATCACCATGCAGGCAAGGCGCTGGGTGTGGACTTCATCATGGAGCCTGACCTGGTGTCAACGCCCCAATACGCTGCCCTGACCGCGGGCTGGTTTTGGGACACCCAGAAGCTGAACGACTTGGCTGAGTCAGGAAACAACCTGGCGCTGACAAAGAAGATCAACGGCGGCACGATTGGCTTAGATGACCGCATCTTGCATACCAACCACGCCCTAGAGGTGTTGGGCGGGTAAAGGTGGAATAATTGCGCCATGGCCAACATCAAACAGCAACTGGAAGTCCCGTCCATACCAAGCCTTGGCTTTGCGCCTGAGGGGTATGAGCGCAGGCATTTCAGCGAAAACTATGGGGCGCTGAACCTGTACTTTCGCAAGATGACCAGTGTGCTGGGTGCATTGTTCGGCCCAATGGGCAGCAAGCACTTGAACACCCCACATGGTGCGTTTCAAGATTCCACCGACCAGACAGCAGCCAACACCACCACCGCCTATGCGGTCAAATTCAACACCACAGATTTCAGCAATGGCGTGACCATCGTGAGCGATTCGCGCATGACTGTCAGTGTCAGCGGCCTGTGGAACATTGCCTTTTCTCTCCAGTTCAAGAACACAAGCAATGATGGCCAGGATGTGGACATCTGGTTCCGCAAGAACGGCACAAACATTGCCAACAGCAACAGCAGATTCCACCTGCCAGCCAGAAAATCGACAGGAGATCCAGCCCACCTGATCGCTGCCATGAATTTCTTTGTGAGTCTGGTCAAGGATGACTATGTGGAGATCATGTGGCGTGTGAGCGATGTGGGTGTGTCTTTGGAGCAATTCGGCACAAGCACATCACCGACAAGGCCAGCAATACCGTCTGCCATTGTCACGCTCAGTTTTGTGTCCAACTTATCAACGATATAAGCCATGTACATCCCCATCAAACTTCCACCAGGCATTTATCGTAATGGCACAGAGTACCAGGCTGCTGGCCGCTGGTATGACGCCAACCTAGTGCGCTGGTACGAGAACACCCTGCGCCCTGTTGGCGGCTGGCGCAAGCGTTCAACCCAGCAAGTCACAGGGATGTGCCGAGGCTTCATCAACTGGAGAGACAACAGCGCCACCCGCTGGACAGGCATTGGCACGCACTCCAAACTGTACGCCATGAGCGAGTCCGGCACGATCAAGGAGATCACGCCAACTGGCTTCACCGCTGGCACGGCCAATGCCATTGTGAAGACGGGTTACGGGTATAGCGATTACGGCAAGTTCAGCTACGGCGTGGCGCGTCCTGACTTGGGCGCAATCACGCCAGCCACCACCTGGAGCATGGACACCTGGGGCGAGTATCTGGTGGCCTGCTCCAACGCTGATGGCAAGCTATACGAGTGGCAGCTTGGCTTTACCACGCCCACCATTGCCGCAGCCATTGCCAACGCGCCAACAGGCAACAAGGCTTTGCTGGTGACTGCCGAGCGCATTCTGTTTGCCCTTGGCGCTGGTGGCAACCCACGCAAGGTGCAGTGGTGCGACCAGGAGAACAACACCCTTTGGACGCCAAGCACAGAGAATTTGGCTGGTGACTACGAACTGGCCACCCCTGGCACGCTCTTGGCTGGAAAGCGCGTCAAGGGCATCAACTTGCTGTTTACCGATGTGGACGTCCACACGGCGCAGTATGTAGGTGCGCCATTCGTTTATGGCTTTGAAAAGGCTGGCTCGGGCTGTGGCCTGATCTCGGCTCAGTCAGTGGCTGCCATTGACACTGCGGCCATCTGGATGAGCAAGTCGGGCTTTTGGATTTATGACGGTTACGTCAAGCCACTACCAAGTGACGTCAGCGACTTTGTTTTCAAAAATATCAACCTGAGTCAATCGTCCAAGGTCTATGCTGTGCATAACAGCAAGTATGGCGAGATCTGGTGGTACTACCCGAGCAGCGGCAGCAACGAGAACGACAGCTATGTCACGTTCAACTACCGTGAGAACCATTGGGCCATTGGGTCTTTGGCGCGCACGGCTGGCACAGATGCGGGTGTCTTCACCAACCCCATGATGGTGTCCACAGATGGCTATGTGTACGAGCATGAAGTTGGCTTTGCCTATGACGGTGCGGCTGTCTTTGCCGAGTCTGGACCCGTGCAGATTGGCAACGGCGACAACGTGATGGCTGTGCGCCAGGTCGTGCCGGATGAGTCAAACCTGGGCGATGCTGTGGTGTCGTTTACCAGCAGGCTGTACCCGACAGGCACTCAATCCTCATTCGGCCCCTATTCGGCAGCCAACCCGACCAGCGTGCGTTTTTCTGGCAGGCAGGTCAACATGAAGGTCACTGGCGCCACCCTGGCCGATTGGCGGGTTGGTGTGATGCGGCTTGATGCCGTGCCAATGGGCAAGCGATGAACGACTTGGAGCATCTGGAGAGACTGCGCCACCATGTGGAGGCGGCATTAGAATACTCTGGAGGCACACACCATTTCGATGATGTCATTGAGATGGTCAGGCAGAACAAGTTGCAGGTATGGCCTGCAACCGAGTCGATTGTGCTGACTGAGATCATTGTCTATCCCAGGCTCAAGAATTTGCATTACTTCTTGGCTGGTGGCGACCTCGATGAACTCTCACGGATGCGACCGATGATCGAGTCCTGGGGCAAATCGATTGGATGCACCAGGGTGTCATTGGCAGGCCGCAGGGGCTGGGCCAAGACATTTTTGAAGGATGAAGGGTACAGCCCACAGTGGACTGTCCTGGCGAAAGCACTTTAGGAGTTAGACGATGGCAACAGAACAGCAAATCTTGGCATTCTTGCAAACACCAGGCTTGAGCGATCAGCAGATCGCCACCGAGTTGAACCGCATTGGCGCAACAGCGCAGCAGGTGTCGAACGTCACTGGCGTGCCTGTTGACTTGGTGCAAAGCCGTATTGCTGCTGCAATGCCAGCACCAGCACCAGCAGCGCCAGCACCAGCACCAGCAGCGCCAGCATTCTCGACTGCTGGCGAGACACAGCTTTTCAACTACTTGCAAACGCCAGGTCTGACAGATGCCCAGATTCGCGCTGAGGTCAATCGTCTTGGCGTGAACGCGCAGCAGGTGTCGGCGATGACGGGCGTGCCTGTTGAACAAGTGCAGTCAAGGCTTGCTGCGCCTATGCCAACAGCAGCACCCACGGCAGCGCCAACACCTGTCCCAACCCCTGCACCTACAGCAGCGCCAACCAACTTGGCTCAGTTTGAAAATATGCTGCGCAGCACCCCTGGCTTGACCGATGCGCAGATCTTGGCTGAGATGAATCGCTTGGGCGTCAACAGCCAGCAAGTTGCAGGCATCACTGGAATGCCACTCAACCAGATCCAAAACAGGGTGAGCAGCCTGCTGCCATTTGAGAATGCCACGCAGGGATTCCAGCAGCAGTTTGACAATTACACATCCATCCCGATTGGCGCTCAATTCAACCCTGCTGTGGTCGGTGGGACAGGCTCCCCTTACCGCCAGATCATGAACCAGATGCAGCCAATGGGCAACCCTTACGCCACAGTCCGAAGCGGCTTGGCCATGGGTGGCTATGACCCCACCATCTACGATCCAAACCTGTTCTCCAACTTTGTCAAAGAGCGTGCAGACAAGGCAGCCGCTGATGCAGCAGCAGCCACTGCACAACAAACAGCCATGGACTACGGTGGGTTTGATGGCGGTTTGATCACCAAGGTCATGGGGCCAAAGCCACCAACACCAGACGATGGCACGATGTTTGTCCA